TTGTATATTAATTTAAATAACATTTACATTACTCCTTGTGCTTGACTAAATTCATCCTCAAAAGGATTATCTATTTGAGACATTCTACCAGACTTTTTATCATAATGCAAGTAAGAACATACACCGGTCTCTCCAGTATATCTATTTTTTAATATACGAATTGTTGTAGTGCATGCTATAACATCATCATCTGCTTGTTGATTTCTCTCTAAAGCAATCACACTATCAGATAAGTGTGCGATACTTGCACTCCCTCTCAAATGTGATAGAGTAACTTCCTTTCCATTCTCGTGACCTAAGTCTCCTGAGGGTCTTCGAAGATGTGATACTAATAATAAACCAACTCCTGTTTCTTCTACTAAAGAACGTAGCTTGGTCATCAATACATCAATAGATTTTCTTTCATCTCCTTCATCTTGGCCACTAACTAAAATAGATAGGTGGTCTAAGAATATCCACTTACAATCTAAAGATTTGGCCATATATCTAACTCTGGATAGTATCTCATCATTACCTATTGAACCAAAGTGGTCAAAGGCAAAGAACCTACCAGAACCTATAGTATCTTTTTGCCACTGATGTAACTGTTCTTTTGAGAATTGATTACGTATCTCTTTGATATACAATCTTTGATTAGCCTCCACTGACATAATATTAAATGCAGTATTCTTTGTGCTTTCTTCTAATGCAAGTATTCCAATATTGTCATTAGAGTTTTTAAGAATATGATGCATCAACTCACGCATAATAGAAGACTTACCCATACCAGCACCAGAAGTAAATGTAACCAACTCTCCTGTCCTCATGCCATATGTTTTTTCATTCATAGCACTCCAAGGATAAGGAATAGTTTCACAATACTCCTCTTCATATAATGAATCTCCTAGCTTGGCCAAGTTCATTATGCCGGCTGGAGTATATGATTCTGCACTCCACCAGTTCTGAACAAACTCTTTTGACTTACCTAGCTTTTGATATTCATTTGAGTCTTTGTAATCTAATCTAACTATTTTACATTTGTTAGGTTCGAATAATTGTGCCACCTTTTGTGAGGCCTCAATCCCAGGCTTATCGTTATCAAAACATACAACGACATTATCAAAACTGTTTAGATACTCCAAGTGCTGCTTGCAATTCTGTACTGCACTTTGTACTCCATTCTTGATTGATACTACTGCCCACTTACTACCTAACATCTCATAGGTAGACATTGCATCTATCTCACCTTCAGTGATAGTAATATATTTACCACCTGATTTAAATAAATTCTGGCCAAACAATAAGGCATCTCCTATGTCACCTTGTGACCATATTCTTTTACCCTCTACTTGGCGAACCTTTGTAGCAACGTGACTACCTTCTGCATTAAAATATTCGTAGTAGTGATGAGATATCACAGAACCATTTCTTCTTATCTTCGTTCTATATTTTCTGGCAGTATCCTCTGATATTCTCCTATCAGTAATGCTCCCATAATCACCAGTACTAGAAACTTTGTTTGTTATTTCTACTACTTTTCTTTCCAACTTTGCCTCTCCTACGTTATTAAATCTTTTGTTACAAGAGAAGCAGAAGGCATGCCCATCTGCATGAATGTTGTAACCATTGCTTGATTCTCCGCAAGGGCATTTCCCTCTACTTACCCACTTACTCTGCATTACATCATACCTACTGCATTAGTCAAACCTATGACAGTGTATATGACTGTGTACCATAATAAAAATTCTACCAATTTGTATTCCTTTCTTTTATTTATTTAAAAGTATAATAAAACATCATAATAAAAACATATAAAATCCATAAAGATAATAATAAAATAAATATATTAATTATTATATTAATTATTATATTAAAATATTTATATATTATATCTAAATAATTTTTCATGTCAATCAAAATCTTTTAATGTTTTTTTATACACCTTCTCTGCTGAAAAAATATCCAAGTCTATGCTGTTCTTACAATCATTTTGTGCATATCTTCTGGCCTCTTCGTTAGAGCAACCCTCTCTCTTGTACTCCTTAAATAATTTTCGATACATTCTCTTCGCATCTTTGTCCCAAAGATTACTCATATTCAACTCCTAATAATTATAAATTAAAAAAAATAAACTAATCAGTAATAGAGCCGGAAAGATATTATTAATCCACAAGTTTTTAGGCTTTGTTGATTCTTTAAACCATTTACCGGTGGCCTTTAATCTTCTTTCTCTTGCTCTATCCATCTTTTAAATGCTCCGCATCAGGCATCTCTGCATCTCCTAACCATACTCCTCCTGATGAATTGGTTACTTGTTCTCCATTATCTTTTTCAATTCCTAATGCTCTTCTTAATTTATAATTCTCTTCATTTAATTGTTTAATTCTTGCGTAAGAGTTTCTTAATTGTTCTTGTAATTCTCTTACATTTTTTTCTAACATTTGTATTACTACTGGGTCGTACATTTTGCCTCCTATTTTCTGGTTAATATATACGCTAATAAAACTATAAACATTCCTAATACTATTCCACCTAGGAAATAATATAATATAAAAATTTCAGTCATTAATGAACCCTCTCTATCCTTACTCCATTTTCAAGAGCAGTGTTCACATCAATACCCCAAGAACGCATAGTGTCCAAGGCCTCTTCTTGTGTTTTAAATTTTAATAATTTGTTATCATCATCAACCAACTGGTCAACTGGAAAGTTCTCTGTCCAAGGACACTTTCTTAACCAGTCATCTGACTTAAATAAGTGGTGTGATATTACGTACATTTTTATCTCTCTTTCTATCATACTTCTTTTCTTTCCTTTTATTTCTTTGTCTATATTTTGTGTCAAGTAAATTTTTTAACACAACATTTTGTATTTTTGTTATAGGATTTATTTTTTGCATATAAATATCTACGTTTATTCTATCACATATAATAATTCTGTGCAACACTACTCATCATCTTTCTTCTCCAACTTATCCAGTAACTTTCTTCCTTTTACTATAGCTCTTTTTTCTGCAAAGGATATCACTTTTTTATCTCCTGATATTGCTCCTATTTTCGGCAGCTCTGGTTTATCCACGAGCTTTATATCCGGTTTAAATGATATCTCTTCTCCAAAGAAAAAGTCTTCTAATTCGTGGAATCCTCCTATATGTAGAAAGATTTGTGGTACAGTTTTATGACCGGCATTTTTAAATCTCCTAACCTTCTCCGCTGTATCTAGTTCTCTCTCTTCGTATACTTCTCCGGCCTCATCTAATAAAGACTTTGCCTCTGCACAATATATGCAGTTCTTTTGTGTGTATATAATATATTTAATCATCTTCATTCTCCTCTATACTTGTTATGTAAAACTCTTCACCAGTAGGAATAAATAATCTTTCTGATTCATACTGGTCACCTCTTTTTTCTGCGGTCTTCCTATCTCTAGCATTAATCTCTTTACGATAGTAGTAAACCTTCTTGGCATATAATGTAAATTTAGGCATCTCTATCTGCCTCGCTATACATTCCAAACTTTGCTATGAAGTTACAAAAATCATCTAGTATATCTATAAATATATCTTGGCCTTCTTCAGTATAGTTTGTATTACCTTCGCTATCCTCTTCGATATAATTATCATAGTCATCTCCTAGTTTTAGTTTCATAACCTTGTCTGCCATATCACAAGTATATTCATTATATACTTCCATACTAAAATAAGTATTACTTGGCATAGCTATCTCTTGATTCATATTTAACAAACTTTAACACAATCCTATCATCATCATCTCTTAAAGACATATTAAAGTGTTCCCATATAAAATTGGCCTCATCTCCATAGATATAAATTAATTTATCTTTAGGTTTCTTTTTTATTTTAATTGGTTTCTTTGGCATCTCTTTGCTCCTTCTTCCATTTTGTAAAGTCATTTAATTCCTGAAAGTGTGTTACTAACATATCAAGTGATTCACACGCACCTCTATACTCTGCTGTGCTATGGCTATCATTACCTTCATACCATTCTGACTTGATATCTTTTACTGCATTTTTTAATCGTTGTAAAGTTATGTTATAACTCATATTTTTTTTACCTCTATTTTTCCTCGTGCTGAATAGTTATATTGTGTGTTCGTTTTATTGTCAATATATATAACATAATTTTTATTTTTACTATACAATTCCATATCACAACCTAGCATTCTCCATAGGCCTTGGTTTAAATCCCAGTGTTCTTGTGGTGTTAAATTGTTAATCATCTATCTTACCTCCTAAATAAAAGCTGCCGAATCCTAGCACTATCATAACTGCTCCAAAGATTAAACTGTTATCATCAGTCGTGCTTGATAGTACACTAACACCGGATATAAATAATACACCTGCCAAAAAATAAAAACAATAATTCATTTCTTTAACTCCTTCCTTGCCATATCAATTAGTCGCAGTAACTTAAATAAATCTTTATTTAAATCATAGTCTTCTGTGTTTAGCTGATACTCTTCAGTCTGCATCTCCTCTAACTTCTCTTCTATATCATCTAGTATAGATATTAATTTATTCTTAACAGTTTGTTCTGGTCTTAACTTCACTACGCACTCTCCCTTTCTAAATCTGCTTGCTGATTCCAGTACCTATCATCTTCTTCTATCTCTTGTATTTCTTTATCTATTAACTTCTGTAATGCTTGATTAATATTCTCTAGTTCTGCTCTTAATTTAATAACACTACTTGTTATCTTCTTTAACTCTTCTGCTCTTCTTATATTATTCTGTATCATATTTATTATCCATTCATTATTTTATCTAGTGATTCATATTTGTGGTGTTTCTTAATAGCTTTTACTACGTATTCTTCTAGAGTTACTAACCCTACACCTACAAACCCATTTACTTTAATGACAACATCTATAATCTCTGCCACATCTACATTATTATCTTTTATAAAGTCAAGTATTAATTTTTCTCTATCAGTTAGTTTATCTATCTGCATTATTATTCTCCTATTTTTATTAGTCATACTCCACAACCCTCCGTATCACAGTTAGGATAATTAGTACAACCTAAATGTTTTATTTCATAAAGTTCTGCCTCGGTATCTTTTAAAATCTTTATGTATTCTACTAACTCTTTATGTTCAAATCTATCCGTAGGTTCTTCTCCTACTAATAATTCTGCTAGCTCTTCATATTTCTCTTTCCAACTAACCATTAGCAACCTCTCACGTTATGTTTTTCCCAGTATGTGTTCCAGTGTTCAGATACTATATCGTGTATATTTACTTTTTCAAACTCATATTTAGGTTTTAATTTATTTACAACAAAATCTACAGTTTCCGCAAGACATTCTGATTCAGATATCTTTTCTTCGTACCCTTCTATCTCACTTATTCTGTCTTCCCACTCCATTAAATAATCTTTATATCTACTCATAATGATTCTCCTTTAGTATCTGTTGACCAAGACGTACAACCTATCCATAAGTCGTGCCATTCTTCTTTCATTTTATCTATTAATTCATACCAATTATTACAATCTTTAGGCAATGCTATCACTCCTTGTATCATAAGTCTATCAACTTTTTTTATAGCATCACTTAATGATTCACTTTCTTTCATAGTATCTTCTATAATATTCCAAGTCTTATCATTTTTATTCATCTTCAGCCTCCACTTCTACTTCCATTCTTAATCTATGGTTGATGATATCTAACAACATACTTGCTGCAACTGTGTTGCTTGGTGCAGTATCAAACGCTAGGTCTGTTACTAACAATTGTGTAGCAATAATAGTATTAGGTATAGTTACTTTATTTTGTACGTCTTCAAATAAATCTAGTATTTTATCTCTAACTAGCATAACTTGGTCGTCATCACTCAATGGCCTTTTATCATCTAACTTTACTACATTTAATTTTGGTTTACTATTTTTCATTTTTTGCCTCCTTATAATTATATTTTTCTGAGCTATGTAAGTCTTCCCAAATATCATAGACCATATTAAATTTTTTTAAAACTTTTAATTCTTCATCTGTTATGCTTGATATAAAATCCACTTTAAATATTCTTTGACCATAATCATCTTCCCAATAATTATATTCTTTATTGTACTCACCATTAGGTGCATATACTTCTTCCAATAAATCTTCATCAGTCCAGTTATTATCTCTTAATGATACATATTCATAAGATTCGCACTCTCCTTGTACTACTTTAAAAGTTACTAATATCTTTTTCATTCTTTATCTCCTTTAATAAGTAATAATGCCTCTTCTTTAGTTTGTGTTGGCCTATATACTTTCCAATTATCTTTATCATAAGGCATTGTTTCTATTACATATTCTCCTTTAGTATTATGCCTGAAGATACTCATATATAGTTCCTCTACAATCTCTATAAACTCTTGTTGTGTATATCTTTTTATTGATATCTCTTGCACTAAATTTGCAAAGTGTTCTATATTTATTTTATTAAATCTACTCATAGTTTGCCTCTCATTTTATGTAGGCAGTTTTATAACATACCTAGGTTATATTAATTAATCAAATAATCTAGTATCTAATACCGCCAGGTTTTTAAATCCACTCCTGGCCTTCTTCTTTAGTAACTTCCACCAGTCTTTAGTTTCAAATCTTCCAGTAACTGTATTTCTATTTACATTCTGGTATTGTGTTCGATAGTGTTTATTCCTAATAGGGTTACCATATCTATTAAGTTTTTCTATGTGATTATTGTTCATAATTTTTCCTTTCATTTTATATTTAAACATTATCAAATTATTATTATTGTGTCTACTTATATTTATTATAATAATATCCTATAATTAATCTATCCAAATTTCTAGCGGTCTTCCTAACCATTCATCTCCAAAGTACCATATCTTACCTTCTTTAGTATGAAAGTGAAAGGCATCAGTATCTATCTCCTCTTGCCATTTATAGTCAGCACCTTTCTCACTTACTCCCATTTGATAAACAGCATCTAATCTATCTATTAAATCATTTTTATTTAGTCGTATGTGTTCTCCTTCTAATCCTTCTTGCCTTATTCTTAAATATCCATATACTTTTTTAGCTTGATATATAAAAGTTCTAAACTGTATATATGTTTTTTGATATTCTTTTTTTGTCATTTTTATTTACTCCTATTTTATTTTTTTTTTTATTAATTTTTTTATAGCCTTTATAGGTGGAGAGTAAAGGATTCGAACCAATCTTTAGGAAGTTACAGTTCCTACCTAGACACCTTGGCTGTAACTCCAAGGAATTATCTTTTATTACTCTAGGAACGGCCTACGCTGTTTCACTCTATAGGATATCACTCCTATAAATCACACAACCCACAATAGACACTCTCCATATATAAAGGCTACTTTCTAGCCTCTTTTCTCATTGCTCTTACGAAGTGTACAAAGTCCATTTCTTCAACTGCTTTGCCTTTTCTTACTTCTTTGAAAAACTCCTCAACATCTTTAGGAACTTTTTTATTATGTGCAACTTCTACAAATTTTTTTATGTCTTTTACTTTCATTTTATATAACTCCTTTAATTATTGTTAATTTTATTTTTATAAATAATAATTTTAAATATCTTTAGAAGTGTTTTAAATTTTAAATATCTTTAAAAGTGTTTTAAAATTATTATTTATATTTTTATAATACATTATTTATATAATTATTATACCTATATCTGTTATTAGTTTTTCTAATATTAATTGCTGCAATTATACCGCCTTTTGTTTTTTATTATTTGCTTTCTTTATAATTGTTATCTTTGGTAAACTCTTCGGCCTTCCGTTAGTCTTTACCGCCTCTATTATAGTATTATCATTACTTTTAATATAACATCTTCGGCACGTGATACACTGTTGGCCAGTGCAATTTTGTCTTTCTTTTAGTGTGTCTTTGTCCACATTGTTAAAGACTTTATCGAAATATTCTGGCCTATTATCCGCCTCTATAACTTTATTTATTAGCGGATTGCTATAGACTAAAATTAAATTATGAGGCTTTTCATGTTTATCAAAATATTCTTTTATTACATTTTTTCTTTTAGTCCAAAGAGTAAAGGTCGTCCATTTATTGGCCTTTACTATTGCCATTAAGTTTTTTAAGTGTAATTCATTTATTAAATCACCATGGCTTTGAAGTCTAAAGATATTATCATTAAACATATAATTCTGATATATCTCTTGTTCTGATAATTCTTTCTTTCCTAAAATATTTGAATTTCTTTGCAAGGCCTTAACTTGACTAGGAAACCGCCCAACACTTAAAGAATCGACACTGTAGCAATGGCCACATATTATTAATTTATTTTTGGTAGTGCTCATTTTTTTACAAAAATCATTAGTTAATGTATTGGTAGAAATAGACCGAATCTTTTCCATCTTACCCATGCCATTTGATATGCATAGTAAATCTTCTTTTTTCATTTTACACCTTTGTTTTTATTATTTAAAACTTGTACTAAATTTATATAATCATTTTGTAACTCTTCATATTTATAATATTCTATAAAATTAGTTTCATAATTAGTAATTACTCTTTGCATTTTAATAATTGATAACATATTTTTACTATCTAATTTTTGATAATAATCTAGTTTATGCTCTAACTTTTCTATATATTCTTTATATTCTTTTATCATGTTTGCCTCTTTGGTTATGTTAATAAGTCTTATCATAGCACTATCTAATTTTCAATAGTGCTACAATAAAATTTATATTAGTAACTAGTTATAATTATATCCATTGCTTGCTTTTCATTATAACCTTTTTGTTTATTTAATTCGGCCGCCATTTTATCAATAGTATTGCTATTGCCATAATATCCATTATCTATTTTGAAATAGCCTTTTATATTTTTACTAACTATTACTAATTCTTTTTCATTGTCTTTGTTAGTTTCTACAGTGTGAAAAACACATTTATTAATTAACATATAATTTTTAAATTTTTCATAATCTTTTATCATAGTTTAAACTTCTTCTTTCATATATGATATATTATACATACCTTCAAATTTATCTATGGCCTGTTGTGTTTCGTGTTGTAATCCTTCGGCCTGAAACTTTAAATTGTCTATGTAATCTTCGTAGAATGTTTCTAACTCTTCTTTTAGTTTATCATCTATTCTACTTTCAACATCATAATAAAACTCTTCTGCCTCTTCTATTACTTGCGTAAAACCTGACCAACTATTTTCTAGTCTCTGCTTTAATTTTTTTAAAAGTGCTGCTTTTTTTGTATTGATTGTGTTCATAGTCTTAAATCCTTTTTTTTGTTAAATTAATCATTAATTAAATTAGAACATAAAGCATCATAAAAATATACCTATATATGTTATAAGATAATCTTATAATGCTTTATGTTTTTTCGGCTGCAATTATAGACCTAGCTTTTTATCCATTAATGAAACTAGCTTTTTTCTTAGTAGCCTTTGGCCTTCTTCAGGTATATGCTTTGCTACCTCTTCTTCAGTTAAACTAGCAATTATTACATTTGTTATAAAATCTATATCATCTTCGCCTTGTCTTTCGTCTGCCTCTTTTAAAAGGTTAATCATTGCCTTTATGTCTTCGTCTTTGTTTTTAATTTTCTGGTTCATAACTCACCTAATTAATTGTTAATAATATTTGCCTTCATATATATAGACAACTGAAGAGCCAAAAAGTTCCGCTATAAATGATATAGGAAAAACTTATAGACATTTTATTGATATTGCTGCAATTATTTATAGATATTTTGGCTGCTGCGATTTGGCTGCAATGACTATGTAAACATTGCTAAACCATTGATAAACTGGCCTTTATAAGTATATTAAGACACTTGCAAGGCAATCTCAATAGACTGTATAGGCTTTTTTATTGCCTGAGAAGACTAACTATAGTTTTTTTTGGCCAGAAAAAGGCACAAGACACACACAGCAGGCCTGCACACGTCACCTGCGTGTATATATCTATATATATATGACCCTGAAACATATTTACAAAAATACTCGGCTTTCTAGACATGAGGCCGAGTCTATATAATTATATATAATTTATATAAAACTATAATTATTATTATTATATACTTGACATAGAGTTTTATATATGTTATATATATTATATATATTATTATATATAATTATATTAAACTATATTATGTTCTATAGAGGCATATTTGCCTTTTTTATTTGATTTTATTCAAAAAAAATGTTATAATTAGTTATGGAAGAGGTAATAAATTTTAAAAAGCACTGGGAAAACAATGTAAGATACCATTGTAAACAAGATTTTCTTACATTTGTGCGTACATTTGCTCCAACAATCATCTCTGATTGGAAAATGGGCAAACATATCCAAGTAATTTCAGAAAAATTAAAACAATTAGAAGCAGGAACTATCAAAAGGCTGATGGTTTTCTTGCCTCCACGTAGTTCTAAGTCAGTAATCTGCTCTAAATTGTTTCCAGCATGGTATATAGGAAGGAATCCAGAACATGAGATACTTACAGTCAGTCATAGCGACCAGCTCTCTAGCGATTTCGGTAGGTCTGTTAGAGATATTGTATCAACTAAGTCTTTTCAAGACGTATTTAAAGGTGTTTCTCTTAGGACAGACGTTAGAGCAGCAGGAAAATGGAAAACAAACAAAGGAGGAAGCTACTATGCAGCAGGAGTCAAGAGTCAAATCGCAGGAAGAGGAGCACATATAGCAATTCTTGATGATGTGATGTCTGAAGAAGACTCATATTCAGAGGCAGGAAGAAGATATGTAAAAGAATGGTACCCTGCAGGTCTTAGAACTCGTATTATGCCTAATGGTTCTATTCTAATTATTAATACCAGATATCATTATGATGATTTATGTGGGTGGTTACTAAAACAAGAATCAGAGTTCTCTACTATTCTACCTTGGGAAGTAATAAGAATACCTGCATGGTTAGATGAAGCAAGTGCTGAGTTATTAGAGTTACCTGTTGGTTCTTCTTATTTCCCAGAGTGGAAAACAGATGACTCCTTAAAGATTGATGAACAAGAAATCAGAGCATCTAATGGTTCACGTTATTGGAATGCTTTGTATATGCAGGACCCTACACCTGATGAAGGTGGTTTAATAAAAAAGAAATGGCTACAGTGGTGGGAATATGATGAACCTCCAGCTTGTGATTTTATTATTCAAACATACGATACTGCCTTTTCTACAAGAACAACAGCAGACTACAGTGTAATTCAAACATGGGGTATCTTTTCACGTTTCTCAGAAAACGAACATGGATACGAAGAGTTTCAACCACATTTAATTCTATTAGGAAACATGCGTGGTAGATTTGAATATCCAGAGCTACGTAGAATAGCACAAATGTTATATGATGAATTTAATCCTGATGTATGTATTATTGAAAAGAAAGCATCAGGACAGTCTCTACTGCAGGATATGCGTAGAGCTGGACTTCCTGTGCAAGATTACATTCCAGATAAAGATAAAGTATCTAGAGTGTATGCTGCCTCACCAATGATAGAAGCAGGCAGAGTCTGGTTACCTAAAAATAAAAAATGGTCTGATGATTTATACACAGAGATTTTACAGTTTCCAAACTCAGCTCATGATGACCAAGTTGATGCTATGACAATGGCAATACACTACATGAAAGAATCCTGGAGACTTACACATCCTGATGACCCATACTATGAAAATGAAAATAATTCTAAAAAAAGGGTTGCTTATTGGAGATTTTAGTGATATACTATACGAGAGAGATAAATTATGGAAAAAGACAAAAAAAAGAAACAACCTAAATCTAAATTAATTATTAAACCAAAAGTAAATATTAATTTAAGTAAAGCAAAAGCTAAAGTTAATTTTAAACTTGGTGATAAAGTAAATGCACAGATACAAGGTTATGGTAAAACTAAAAGTCTTGTCAAAGGGTCAAATAAATTACAAGGTTCTAAAGTTTCTGGTAAACTAGAAGTACAAAGAGGAAGACATGCTTTAGAAGGCAAGGGTGAATATAGGCCAGACACACAAGATAAATCAGGACAACTAACATATAAATTTAAATTTTAAAATGAACCCAGCAGAATTATATACACAACTAGCAACACAACAACCTAAACGTGAAACACCTGTTGTTGAACCTGAGTTTGAAATGCCTGAGTTAAATGATGTTGAAAAACAAAACTTAGCAGATTTTGCCGAAAGTGTATATAAACAATATGAAGATTTACCTATGGCACAACAATTAGGTTTAGCAGTAGCTCCTGGAACTGGTGAAGCTATATCAGCATATGAAACTAAAAAATTTGCTGAAGAAACAAAAGAAGCATTTGAAGAAGGTGATTATGGTGAGACAGCATTAAAAGCCGGTCTTACAACATTAGCAGCTTTAGGTTCTATTCCTTTATTTGGTTTTGCAGCTAGAGGTACAAAAGCAGGTGCTAAATTATTATCAAAAAATATTGATGATATAATTAATAAAACTGCTTCAACCAGTGTAGATGAAACTGCACACGTTATTGATGATGTTGCTGAAGCAGTTCAAAAAACTACTTTAGATAAAGTAACACCTAAAAATACTGTAAAGGCATATAAATTATTTAAAGTAAAAAATAAAAAGTTGTTTCCTTTATTTGTAAAAATGAAAGGTAATAAAGATTTACCAGTTGGTAAGTGGATTAAATCTGAAGCAGGTGAATTAGCAAAGTCAGGTAAAGTAAAATCTTCTGCAGGAGAGTTAGCATATAGACCTGGATTTCACGCTGGAGAGTTTCCAGTAGCTACACACATTGGTGGAAAGGTAGACCCTGCAACAGGTAATAGAATTACAGATAGAAAATTTAAACCTAATATGAGAGAAGATAATCAAGTATGGGCAGAAGTAGAATTACCTGCAGATGTAGATTATCAATCTATTGCTAATAAAAATGCTAGAATAAAAAAAGATGGTATGCCAGATGCAAGAACTGCACATATTACAGATAGAATACCATCAGGAGGATTTTATAAATATAATACAAATCCTAGAATAAAAGAAACAAGTTGGTTAATTGGTGGAGAAATGAAAATAAATAGAATATTAAAAGATGGTGAAGTTAAAGCTATTAATCAAAGTGGAGGAGTAAAAGATTTACCAAGAAGAAAAGAATTATTAGGAGAGGATAAATAATGGCAGTAGAAAAAAATCCATTTGAGAAAAAAGAAGAAACAACAAATGTAATATCAATAAATACACCAAAGCAAGATGAAGGTGTATCTTTTGAAGTAGATACTGATGGTGGAGTTACAGTAAACTTTGGTGAAGAAAATATAGAAGAAGAAGTAACAGCAAAGGAATACTATTCTAATCTAGCAACAGATATGGATGAAGAAGTATTAAAAGATGTTGCACAAACAGTTATTGGAAACTTTCAAGCAGATAAAGATTCTAGAGCAGAGTGGGACTCTATGTTTGAAAGAGGTTTTGATTTATTAGGATTAAAACTAGAAGATGCTACAGAACCTTTTGAAGGTGCTTGTACTGCAGTGCACCCACTATTAATAGAGTCTGCGGTGAAGTTTCAATCTAAAGCATCACAAGAATTATTTCCTGTAGGTGGGCCAGTAAAGGCACAGATATTAGGAACACAATCTGTAGAAAAACAAGAGCAGGCAAATAGAGTTCAAAACTTTATGAACTATCAGTTGACTGAACAAATGCCAGAATACTTTGATGAATTTGAAAGAATGCTTTTTCATTTACCTCTAATAGGTTCTGCTATTAAAAAAGTTTATTATGACGCTGGTATAGAAAGACCAGTATCTGAGTTTGTACCTATTGACCAATTTTATGTATCATACTATGCAAGTAATTTAAGAAAAGCAGATAGGTATACACACGTTATATATCGTAATCCTGTAGATATGCAAAAGGATATTGAGTCTGGTATTTATTCAGATGTAGAATTACCAGAAGCATCTTATCCTAATCAAACTAATCTATCAGAAAAATTAAATACTATTATGGGACTATCACCAACTGCAGAACATGACCCACAATATGTATTATTAGAACAACATTTACATCTTGATATTCCTGACCCAGAGTGTCAAGAAGGTGAGTTTGCTCCTTACATTGTAACTGTAGAACAGGAGTCTCGCCAAATATTAAGTATTCGTAGAAACTATAGAGCTGGTGATACAAATAAAGAAAAAAGGATGCACTTTGTTCATTACAAATTTGTACCAGGATTTAGTTTTTATGGGTTAGGTCTTATACATTTCCTAGGTAATCTAACAATGACAGCGACTGCGGCTATGAGGAGTCTTGTAGATGCTGGACAGTTCGCTAATTTACCAGGAGGGTTTAAGGCAAAAGGAGTAAGAATGGTGGGCGATAACGAACCTATTGCTCCTGGTGAGTTCAAGGAGGTCGAAGCAACAGGTATAGATTTACAAAAGGCGATTGTTCCTCTCCCATATAAAGAGCCTTCCTCAGTGCTATACAACATGCTTGGATTTGTAACTGCTGCTGGTCAGAAGTTTGCAGACAGTACAGAACAAATAGTTTCTGATGCTGCCTCCTCTGGACCTGTGGGTACTACTATGGCTTTATTAGAAGCATCTAGTAAATTTTTTTCTGGTATTCATAAACGATTACATAAATCACAAAGAGATGAATTTAAAATTATCGCAGAAATAGATTATGATTATCTACCTGTAGAATATCCTTATGATGTTCCTAATGCAAGTAGAGAAATATTTAAAAAAGATTTTGATGGTGCAGTAGATGTTGTACCTGTTAGTGACCCAAATATTCCTAGTAATGCACATAGAATGATGTTAGCAAACATGGCATTACAAATGGCACAACAATCACCACCAGGTATGTTTAATTTAGAAGCATTAAATAGAACAATATTAAATGCATCTAATATGCCAAACATAGAAGAGATATTACCACAAGCACCGAAGCCACAACCTTTAGACCCAGTATCAGATATTGCTGCTGCTACAAAAGGTTTTCCTATAGCTGCATTTATGGGACAAAATCATGATGCACATATCCAAGTAAAGATGGCATATTTACAAGACCCTGCAAATGGAGCAAGTCCTATTATGGTTAGAGTAAAACCAATATTAGAAGCAAATATACAAGAGCATTCTATTATGAAATATCAAGAACAGATTAATGGAACAACACAAGCTATGTTAGAGCAGATACCAGAGGCACAAAGAAACCCAACAGCTATAGAAGCTGTAATGGCTGCTGCAGCACAAGATGTATTAAATGCAAATAAACAAGGACCAGCTATGTCACCAGAACAACAACTGGTTGCATTAGAGCAGGCAAAAGTAGAATTAGAAAAAGAAAAACTAAAACTAGATGCTGCAAAAGAAAATGCAAAAATATCTATAGAAGCACAAGAGTTAGATATTAAACGTCAAGCACAAATGTTAGATGCACAACACAAAGGTATTAGCACCTCACTTAAATCACAAAAAGCTGTTGATGATAGAACTAGCAGAGAGGCCTTGAAACAATTAGACATAATGACTAAATTATCTATAGAGGAAGAAAAATTACAATTAGAACAACAAAAGCTATTATTTGATTCTGCAAAGAAACAAGTAGATGTAGAGCAAAAAGAAGATAAAGAAGCATTAAAGTTTTTGAAAGATATTGATAAATAGTTTTCTAGGATTTATTAACTTCTACTGACTGACCTAGCAGACTCGCCAAGACAGTAGATTATTCAAGGAGAAGAAAATGGCAAACACAACTTTTAAAGGACCAGTGAGGTCTGAAGATGGCTTTAATGCTATCACAGAAAATTCCTCTACTGGTATTATTACTACAGATTTTACTTATGGTAGTGCTGGAATGGTAGCAACACCTACAGTATTAGCTGATGGTGATATAACAATAACTAAAGCAACACATGGTGGTAGAATTAATTTAGTGCCGGATGGTGGACAAGATAATACTTATACACTTCCTGCACCTGAAGCTGGTGTTGCATATAGATTTGTTTATGGTGGTTTAGCTACTGATGCAACTGATGCAATATTTATAACACCTGGTAATACTAATTTTTACAAAGGTAATATTGTGCATTTAGATACCAATGCTGATAATGCTGTTGTATATCCAAATGGTAGTTCAAATAGTAGTCTGCAGTTAAATGTTCCTGCAGCTTTTGATGTTATATTCATTGGTCTTGATAGTACAAATTATCAGGTTTATGGACATGTAACTTCAACAACTGCACCTGCATTTGCAGACCAATAATAGTTGAATGGAAATATTTGACGAAGTATTAAAAGCCTATAGTGAGGAATCTAGAAATCTAAAAGAAACATTAGGTAATGGTTCTGCAGAAGACTACTCTCACTATAGGCAATTAGTTGGTTCTATTGCAAGTATTGAATGGGCCACACAAACATTAAAAACAATTTTAAAACGTAGAATGGAGGATGATTAATGCAACAAGTCGCATTAGGAAGTGCAATGAAAAACAGTTCTTGGATATCTGATGATAATAAAGTAGACCCAGATATATTACCAGAACTACCAGGTTATCATGTTTTAGTTAGACCTATAAGTATTAAAGAGAAAACTAAAGGTGGTATATTATTACCAGATGCAGTTAAAGATGATATGGCATATTTAACTACAGTTGGTAGAGTATTAAAAATAGGAGATTTAGCCTATCAAGATATAGATAAGTTTCCAAATGGTCCTTGGTGTGCAGTAGATGATTACATCTGCTATGGAAAACATGCAGGACAAAAGTTATTTTATAAAGGTGTTAAACTATTATTATTATTTGATGACCAGATAATAATGAAGGTTGGAGACCCAACACATTTAGACCCTACATTTAATTTAACAAAAATGTAAATAATACTTGAAATAAAATAAAATATGTGATATAATTATTATGAGAAGTACGTAATGCGTTTGTTTCGTACACAACGGAGGATAATATGGAAGATAATTGGAGTGAGGTAGATACCTCTAAAAAGACAGAAGAAAATAAAGTAGAATTTGAAGTAGAAAAAGAACCAGAAAAAGTTGAGGCAAAGCCTGAACCGGTTCAAGAAAAGAAAGAAGAACCTAAAAAAGAAGAGCCAAAAGAACTAGATGGTATTCAAACAAAAGGTGCAGAAAAAAGAATTAGACAGTTAATACGTCAAAGAAAAGAAAGAGACGAACAGATAGCTGACCTAATCAGACAGAATGAACAATTAAAAAATTCATACAGCACAAAAGAAACAGAGTTTAATAAAGTCAGTAGATTAAACTTAGATGCAACAGAAAAACAATTAAAAGATAAATTAGATTTAGCAAGAAGTGCATATGCTGATGCTTTTGAAGCACAAGATAAAGAAAAATTATTAAAAGCACAAGAAGCATTAAATGAAGCACAAACTGATTTAAAAAATGTTGCAGTAACAAAAAGTAAATTTACTGAACAACCAAAGCAACAACAACAGGTACAGCAACAACAACCAGTGCAACAACCTGTTCAGCCAGACCCAAGAGCTGTAGACTGGCAAGCAAACAATGAATGGTTTGGTAAAGATAATGTTATGACTGCTTCAGCTTTAGCAATAGATGCTGAATTAAAAAATGAAGGATACAGTCCTAATGATGAAGATTTCTATGATGAAATAGATAAAAGAATGCGTACAGCTTTTCCTAATAAATTTACACAAACGGAAGAGCCAGTAACAACAGAACGAAATGATGGTTCGTCATCACCATCTCAAGTAGTTGCAGGAGGGTCACGTTCCTCTCCTAACCCAAAGAAAGTTAAACTATCTCAAGAAGATGTTAGATTAGCTAACAAATGGGGAATACCACTTGAACAGTATGCTGCCGAAAAGATGAAGGTAACTAAATCTGAAGGTGACTATACAACAATAAATATGCAACGTGGAGGTAAATAATGACACGAGTAAATACACGTAGTTCTCAAGTAAGGGAAGCTAACGAAAGAGCACAAACAGAGTATGTATTTGAAGAACCTAATCAAACTCAAATTCCAAAAGAAATTGAGGAGAAGTTCAAAAATTCAGGCATGACCTTGGGGTGGCTTCGTATTGATTTAAAAGGTAATGAAGATTATCAAAATATCGGTAGGAAACAACAACAAGGCTGGGAGTTTGTAACTCCGGAGGAGGCACCAGAGATGGGAGCAACTTCAGTCGTGAGGAAGGAAGGTCGCTATTCAGGAGTAATCTGTCGTGGAGATTTAGCACTAGGTAAAATACCTACGTTCAAACTGGAAGCGAAAAAAGCACATTACTTAAACAAGTCAAAGGAGATGATGGGAGCTGTTAATCAACAATTGATGGGCGAAAACAATCCTTTACCTGTAAGTAATACAAGTAAGAGTTCTGTAACAAAGGGGAGAGCACCTAAGTTTCAGGACTAATTTTTTAACAACTTTTTTTCTTAAAGGAGAATTATTATGGCTACAAGTCTTAATCCATTTGGTTTTCTCCCTGCTCGAAAAAGAGATGGTCAGCCAAACACTGAAGGTTATGGACAGATAGTACAACCTGTTT